TGCATTCGATACGTCAGACGTTGGTCACGGACCAGAAGCACACACCGACAGTTCAACTGATTGGTATGATGATTGGTCAGAAAGTGATTTTGACTTAGACGAAGTAATCAAAGAATTGGAAGAAGATATTGCTCGTCTTGCAGAAGAAGAACACGGTGAAGGTGAAGAAGAAGGCGAAGAAACCGAGGAAGCTCCTACGGCGCCAGTAGCTGATACAGAAATGAAGTCTGCCAAATCTCCCGTTGCCGAAGAAGAAATGGGTGCGGAAGAAGGCGAAGAAGGATTAGAAGGACTAGAAGAACTTGATCTTGAAGCAATTCTTGCAGAACTTGAAGCCGATGCAGAAGGTGAACAACCTTCTCCTCAAATGGGACATGCTAATGGCATGGACAAATCAAAAGTAATGGCTGCTAAACTTGCAGAACTCAAGAAAGAATTGGCACAACATCGTTCGGTAATTAATACCTTGCGTGAACGCCTACAAGAAGTTAACTTATTAAACTCAAAGTTACTCTTTACAAACAAGATCTTCCGTAAGGAAGGTTTGGCGAACGAACAGAAGGTTCGTATTATTGAATCGTTTGATCGTGCAACAAACGTTCGTGAAGTGAAACTCGTTTATGCGGCACTTGTTGAAAATCTTTCAACAGCAGCTAAGACTTTCAACGCATCCCGTAAGAAAGTCGTTGCCGAAGGATTAGCATCCAAGGCAACACCAAGTACGGCTCCAAAAAAGGAAGTTATCGTTGAAAATACGGTAGCTCGTCGTTTACAAGAACTCGCAGGAATTATCTAATAATATAGGAGATTTACCATTATGTCAGATGTATCAGAATTTATCAATGAAGCGGGAACGGCACACAAGCACGTTATTGAACAAACCCGCAAGTTGTCAGGAAAGTGGGAACGTTCAGGCCTCCTAGAAGGCTTGAAGGGATATGAAAAGCAGGGTATGGCAGTTATGCTTGAAAACCAAGCAACACAACTTCTCCAAGAAAACACTAAGACCAACCAAGCTGGTGCAAGTGGCGAACAATGGGCAGGTGTTGCTCTTCCATTAGTTCGTAAGGTCTTCGGTTCAATTGCAGCAAAGAACTTCGTTTCAGTTCAACCAATGAACCTTCCAGCAGGACTTGTGTTCTATATGGATTTCAAGTATGGAAACACACGTAACGGACAAATTGCTAACGAGTCGTTATATGGTGCCGCAGCATCCTCAACATGGGGCGGTTTCGGTAACAGTAACACGGGTGGTCTATATGGCGCCGGTCGTTTCGGATACACAATCAACAATGCAACATCAGACACAGTAAGCATCGTAGCTGCATCCGCATCATTTGCCGACGTTAATTACAATGATACATACATTGCAACGGCAAGTCTTGCAAAATACGTGGTGCCAAAGACTGCATTTGCAAACCCAGACTTCACGGCAGTACGTTCATTCGTTCCAAGTGGATCTGGTGTAAATTTCGGTACGCTTGTTCTTCCAGAATTCACGAAGTATGATGGAACAAACATCACGTTCATCATCAACACCACTACGCTTGTTGGTAAGACACTCACGAGTGTTGAATTCAGTAAGCAACCAGTTGACACTGCACGTGGTGACTTTGAAGATCGTAACCCACTTCGGGGCTCGGGTACTTCAACAGGTATTGATGCTGGTACGGACCTCAACATTCCAGAAATTGATTTGGAACTCAAGAGTGAAACCATCGTTGCCAAGACACGTAAGTTGAAGGCAGTATGGTCACCAGAACTTGCACAAGACTTGAACGCATACCATTCAGTAGACGCCGAAGCAGAATTGACGGCAATGTTGAGTGACTATGTGGCAATGGAAATTGACCTTGAAATCCTTGACATGTTGATCAATGCAGCACCAACGGTTGACTTCTGGTCAGCAGAAATTGGTTCAACGTGGAATGGTACAAACTTTGCACAAGCATCGTTTGCAGGTACGGCATGGACCAACATGACTTGGTACCAAACGCTTGGTCAGAAGATGCAAAAGGTCAGCAATCGTATTCACCAACTCACAATGCGTGGCGGTGCTAACTTTGCAGTCGTATCACCAACCGTTGCAACAGTTCTTGAAACCATCCCTGGCTTTGCAGCCGGAACGGACGGCGACAAGATGGAATTTGCAGCCGGTATCACGAAGATCGGTTCTTTCCAGAACCGCTTCACAGTATACAAGAACCCATACATGACAGAAAACGTAATGCTCATGGGTTTCCGTGGTTCACAGTTCTTGGAAACGGGTGCAGTGTACGCACCATACATTCCATTGATCATGACACCACTCGTGTACGATCCACAGAACTTCACACCACGCCGTGGCGTGATGACACGTTACGCCAAGAAGATCGTACGTCCAGAATTCTTCGGCAAGATCTACATCGACAAGCTTGCTCTTGTCTAAGATGGTTTAGTAACGTATTAAATAAATTGGGTGACCTTCGGGTCACCCTTTTTATTTTTACACCATTTAATTTGATATTTATATGTGTCTTTAATAGAGGGCGTGTATGCAGAATCGTGAACCTATTGTATTTGAAGAAATAACGATTAATCCAAATGGATTAACCCCATTTGGATTTTATGATACGGATATTCAGTTTCAACAAGAAGCACCTGACGTTGCAACATTCGTAGCTCGTCGGTTGGGATTTCCTGTTGTAGACGTAGAATTGACCCATAAACAGATATATGCGTGTTTAGAAGAGGCAATTACCACGTATAGTAATCAGGTCAATCAATTTAACGCAAGAGAATACATGCTGGCAGTACAGGGCATGAGTACCAGTACAAATATAACGCAACGAAATATTGTTTCAAGTCCAATACCACAACTTATAAAACTATCTGCTCATTATGGCACAGAAGCAGAAAGTGGTGGTAATGTTACGATGAAAAAGGGACATATTAATATAGCTGCATATCAACAAGCGTATGATTTAAAAACCTTATGGGCAGATGTGAGCGAATCCGGTAAGGCAATAGAAATTCGTCGGGTATATCATTACATGCCACCGGCAATTGCACGGTATTATGATCCATTTGCAACGACGGGTCTTGGATTAACTAATTTGATGAGTGAATTTGGATTTGATGGATATTCTCCACCGGTCACGTTCGTCATGATGCCGGCATATGAAGATTTACTCCGTATTCAAGCAATTGAAATAAATGATATGATTCGTAAGAGTCAATATAGTTTTAGTATATCCAATAACGTGGTACGGTTTACACCAATTTTTACTAAAGAGGCAACAATTTGGTTTGATTACATGGTGGTGGATGATAAGTCGTCTGGATCAGCACTACTACAGTCTGGATCTGAGAATAGTTTAGTGTCTGATTTTTCTAATATCCCATATAATAATATTCAATACAAGAATATTAATCAGATGGGACGTTTGTGGATTTATCGGTATACTTTGGCGTTAGCAAAGGAACTATTAGGATTGGTTCGGTCAAAATATGAACACATTCCAATCCCCGATGCAACAATTAAATTGGATGGAGAACTTCTTCGCAGAGAGGCCGAGCAAGAGAAGAAGGGATTGCTTGATGAAATTCGTGAAACATTGGAACAAACCGGATATCAAGCACAACTGAAAAAACAATTGGAAAATACGGAAGCAATGAATCAAATATTCAAGCACATTCCTGTTCCAATATACATCTTATAGAGATAGGGCATGCCAATTTTCGTTTCCACCAGAGATTTTGATTTTTTTCAACACATCAACCGAGAAATTATTGTTGATTTAGTTGATATTGAAGTCATACTGTATAAAATTATAGCAGATATAGTAAAAGTAAATATTTATGGGGAAGCCACGGAAAAACCAACGTATCGTGGAATCAGTTTAAATGCATTAGTTAAATATCCAAAGAAGGTTGCAGAAACGGAAGATGGATTTGGGTATGACGTGAACCAAACCGATGTAGAATTTAGGTTCGTTAGAAAACTTTTGGAAGATGTAGAAGTATATCCAGAAGTTGGTGACGTAGTTAAGTACAATAATAATTTTTATAGTATTAATAACGTAAACGAAGCTCAGTTAATTGCATCTAGACCCGAATATAATCAAACAATATTGTGTCAGTGCCACTTGACACGTAGAAGTACCTTTAATATAGAGGAAACTCATACATGACGAATCCGATATTTGATAGAAACAGCGCATTTATATCAAGAAAAGAAAATAGGGGATATGATACTACTTCAACAGAGGGTAACAGTACTCCAGTTTCGGTTGGTTTAGAAACTATTGACACTGCAATCTTAAAGTATCTACAAACAAAAATAAAACCGGTGGTAACACAGCACGGAAAACAAATTCAAGTGCCTGTAATGTACGGAAACCCCGAACGTTGGAAAAGTGCGCAACTTGATGGAAGTATTCGTGATAAGAATGGTATGATTCAATTACCTATCATGATGATTCGTCGTACTAGTATGAAAGAAAATGTTATTAATAATCCTACAAACAAATATCAAAATTATTTGTTTAAGACGGGGTGGAATTCACGAAATATTTATGATAGATTTGCTGCTCTGAATGGAGTACGACCAAGTGAACGATATCAAGTAACACTTGTACCCGATTATTATGATATTTCGTACGAGGGTTTAATTTGGACGGAATTTGTTGCGCAAATGAACGGTATTACGGAAAATATCTCATTTGAAAGTAATGAATATTGGGGAGAGGATAATAACTTTAAATTTAAAGCAAAAATCGGTCAATTTGAACAAATGACAGATTTACCTGCAAGTGAATCAAGACTAGTACGCAGTAAATTCACTATAGACATTAAAGCATATATTTTACCACAAAGTGCATTGGATAAAAATGGCAGTCGTCAACTTACAAGTCGTTTGGCATATTCACCCAAAAAAGTAGTATTTGATACGGAATTTTTGGTAAGTCCAAACAATAAATAAATGATGTTTTGAGTATTTTTTATATATTTATGATATGTATACTACTTTACAAGAGAGATTTATATGAAAAAGGTTACCGATGAAGAATTTACACAGATTCAAACTCTTAAAGAATCTTTATTTATAATTTTAACATCAATAGGCGAATTACATCTAGGTAAAAAGACATTAGAACGTCAAATGGAAGATGTAACTTCACAATTATTAATTCAAGAAAAGAACTTTGCAGAGTTTCAAGAAAAAGAAAGGGTTTTATTTGAACAATTGCAGCAAACCTATGGAACCGGTACTATAAACATAGAAACTGGTGAAATATCAGAATAATATAACCCATTTGGAGGATTCGTATGGCAAATGAGAGAATTGTTTCTCCTGGCGTGTTCACACGAGAAAGAGACTTAAGTTTCTTAACACAGGGTATCAGTGAAATTGGGGGAGCATTTATTGGACCGACACCAAAAGGTCCAGCATTCATCCCAACAATTGTAAGAAGTCCGCAGGAATATGTTACCCTTTTTGGTGAAGCCGATGCGAATCACTACACTGGGTTAACAGTTAAGAATTATCTACGCGAGTCAGGCGTAGCAACCATCGTTCGTGTTCTTGGAACCGAAGGATATGATAACGACACCACCGTTCCAGGATTAATTTATGTTTCTGGATCAAGTGGTAAGAAATTGTTTGCAGTCGTACATCCAAGTAGTGTAGGAAATACGATTAATTCAATTGCTGCTGGTGGAACAGGAACTAGTTTTTCTATTAACATCATTGCTGACGGCGGTACTGCAATTAGTCAAAGTGGACTAACTACAGATGAAACATCAACTGCATACTTTGGCGATTTGTTGGGATCTAGTCCAGTAACCACAAAGAATTCATTTATCTATTCAATCTTTCCCGAAGCAGTGACTGCGGCAACGGCATCTGGTTTGGCATCACAAGTTACAGTGCATGCAGAAACATCAAGTGCAGCAGTAAATTTCACGGACGTTGGGTTCTCCAACGCTCATACGCCGTGGATTCAATCACAAACAATTGCAGGAACTAAGATTGACTTGTTCAAACTCCATACATTCAGTGATGGTAACTTTGCAAATACAGAAGTTAAAGTTTCCTTCTTGAACATGAAGAAGAGCGATGACGTAGAAAATAATCCGTGGGGAACATTCTCTATGTTAATCCGTCGTTATGATGACACGGATTCACGCATTGAAGTATTAGAACAATATGAGAACCTCACGTTAGACCCAGATAGTCCACAGTTCATTGCACGGGTACTCGGTAATAGTGCTCCGTACGACGACCCAAATACAGCTGAACGTTATTACCAAGGTGATTTCCCAAATACATCACAGTACGTGTATGTAGAACTAAGTGACTCGGTAATTCCGACATCTGCACTTCCATTTGGATTTGGTGCAATAGAATCAACCGTAAAAGTTACTGCTAATCAACTAGTAACTCCATTGTTTGTTACTTCACGTTGGAGAGATGGCACGATTGAAGGATATACAACCCAATCCGTTGACAAGCGTTACTATTATGGATGGGACTTTGCCGATAACGAAGGAACCAATCCATCATATCTCGGACCAATATCAGATCCAGAAAATGCGGTATCAGTTACAAATTCTTCGTTTACATTAGAAACGTTGGTTGAAGTTCCAAGTGGTTCTTCACTACAATTCTCTGCATCAATTTCATTGGATAACGATAGTTTAGCATACCGTAAGTTCTCGGTACCATTCCAAGGTGGATTTGATGGTATGAATCCTGCTCGTGATATTAAGATGGGCGGTGACATTGTTGCAACAAACTCACAAGGATTTAATCTTCAAAATGCTGCAACGGCAGGTTCAAAGGCTTACAAGAAAGCATTGCAAGCTCTTAGTAACCAAGATCAATGGGACTTCAATCTCTTGATTCTTCCTGGTGTTATTTATCAACATCATTCATATATTGCAACAGAGGCCTTGACATTGTGTGAAGACCGTGGTGATTGTTTCTATATCATGGATACCACTGAATTAAATGCTACCTTAGCAACTGCCACTGGTAAGGCAGGTGAAATTGATAGTAACTATGCAGCAACGTACTATCCGTGGTTGAGAGTCATTGACACTAATACCAACAAGTTACTCTGGGTACCGCCCTCGGTAATTCTGCCAGAAATTTATGCTTACAACGACAATGTTGCAGCAGAATGGTTTGCACCTGCTGGATTAAATCGTGGTGGCATTGCAAGTGCAGTAGGTGTTAAGGCTCGTCTCCCACAAGCAAGTCGGGATACCTTGTACGAAGGTAAGGTTAACCCAATTGCACAATTCCCAGGCCAAGGTATCTGTGTCTGGGGTCAGAAGACTCTACAACGCCGTGCATCAGCACTTGATCGTGTCAACGTTCGTCGTTTGTTAATTGCCGTGAAGAAATACATTGCAAGTGTTTCCCGTTACCTTGTGTTTGAACAAAACGTGGAAGCAACTCGTAATCGTTTCTTGAACATCGTCAATCCGTACTTGGCAAGTGTCCAAGAACGTTCTGGGTTGTATGCATTCCGTGTGGTCATGGATGAAACCAATAACACACCGGATGTCATTGATAGAAATATCCTGTATGGACAACTCTATCTGCAACCCACCAGAACGGCTGAATTCATTATCCTTGACTTCAACGTTCTCCCAACGGGTGCAACGTTCCCAACAGCGTAAAGGTTGAGTGGAGGGGGTGAATAACCCCCTCCATAAAATCTACATTAACAATATTTATAGTTAGAAATCCTTTCGGAGATTATACATGGCAAACCTAGTACAAGAGCAAGAGCTGTTCTTCACAGCATTTGAACCAAAGATGAAGAATCGTTTCATCCTTTACATGGATGGAATTCCTTCATATATTGTGAAAAAAGTTGCACGTCCGTCGATCAAACAAGATTCAAAGCCAATTGACCATATCAATGTACAACGATACGTCAAAGGCAAGACTACATGGGGTTCCATGCAGTTAGAACTTTATGACCCAATTGTTCCATCTGGCGCACAAGCTGTTATGGAATGGGTAAGACTTCATCATGAATCGGTTACCGGTCGCGATGGATATCTTGAATTCTACAAGAAAGATTTAACTCTTAACATTCTTGGCCCAGTGGGCGATAAAGTTGAAGAATGGATTATCAAGGGTGCACAAATTACCGAAGTTTCATTTGGTGAAATGGATTGGTCAACTGATGATGTAATGACATTTACATTAACGATTCAACCCGACTATTGCGTACTCAACTACTAATTTTTTACTGGTAGTAAAAAAACTCCCGCATTAACCTGCGGGAGTTTTTTTTGTACTATTAAGACATGTTTTGATATTTATATCAGAGTCCTTTGTAATGAGAATACTATGGCAGATATTACGGATTTCCAAGTTGGTCAAGGGGAAACATTCAAAATAATGGTACAGTTGTTAAACAGAAGTGTAAACAACACACCCATTAATATAACAGATTACACGTTCACCGGCCAATTGCGAGAAAATTATACAACGGATGAAATTGCTGCAACGTTGTCATTTGAAAAAATACTACCGTATTCGTCGGGAAGTATATTTATTAAATTGAGTCAAGCCGATACTGTAAATTTAACTCAACGAAAATATGTTTATGATGTAAACATTAGCAGTGGTTCCAGTGCACCAATTGTCCGTCGTGTATTGGAGGGTGGATTTACCGTAAGACCAACGGTGACGAGATAATAAATGAGTAATATAATAACTGAATTTCCGGATATTACTGTAGTTGTAAATACCGGAGATACCTACGGTGTAGTTGTAAATACCGGAGATACCTACGGCGTAATTGTAAACGCTGGGGATACTTACAGCGTAAACGTAACAAACCCACAGGTCGTAGTGGACAATGAAAACAACTACTATAGTGTGGCCGATTATGCATTAATGGCTGCAACTGCATCGTATGTCAGTGGCGTAGTAGCTACCTGGAATGGTGTAGCAAACAAACCAGACGGACTAGTCTCCAGTTCGCAACAAGTAGTACAAAATATCAGTGGTTCGCAAATACAACCGTTACTGATACAAGTTCCACAAATACGAATAAGTTCAGAAACATCGTATGTATACATGAGTGCATCTGTTGTTACGGGTGTATACAACGAAACACGAATTATAAATCCTTCTATTTTCATTGATCAATTTTCCGGTGCCGCCGTTGAATATGTAGCACAAAATTTACAAAGTGTGCGAACTGGAATTGTCATGGGTTCTTGGAGTGGAAGTGTAGTAACGTACACCGATATATCTAATACTGATGTTGGAAATACTAGCAATCTATCATTTAATTTTGCTAAAGTAAATAACGAAGTGCGATTACGAGCAGTAAGTTCTGGATCTGAGTCAAGCCCATGGACTATACAGTGTTTATTTAAACTGTTTCCAAACCTCTTATAATTGAGAAATGAAAAATATCTCAATTATTACGTACACATAATTTTTATAATCTTATCAAACTATTTATATAGGAATCCTATAGTGGAGACACTGCATGGCGAACGAATTTATTGCCCGTAAGGGACTAATAGTACTGGAGAACGGTGTAAAGGTCACCGGTTCTTCTGCAATTTTTGGTGATATAACTGCCTCCGGTGATGTTAAAGCAGTTAATTTTAGAGGCAGCGGACAGTATCTAACTGACATTGCAGCAGACAGTGTTCAATGGAATAATGTTCTTAATAAGCCTGCAGTCGTTTCTTCTTCGGCGCAATTCACCGATCTGTCCGCACCATTTACTGGATCGTTTACTGGATCGTTTAAAGGCGATGGTAGTCAACTAACCGGTGTTGCATCAACCCTGTCAATTGCCGGAGCAACTGCGGGAACAGACACAGTAAATCTTACGACAGATACGTTAACGTTCTCAGGTAGTAATAACGTAACGGCAACAGTAACCGATAATAAGGTTACAATTGGTGTATTTGGTTTAATATCATCGTCTACGCAAATTGATCATGACGCAACAACAAATTTCGTAGCAAACGAACACATTGATCATAGTACAGTATCAATTAGTACTGGCGCTGGGTTGACCGGCGGTGGTGATATTACTACAACAAGAACATTAAGTCTTGACACTGGTTCTACGCATTTTATTTCTGGATCACGGGGAACTATTAGTGTAAGTGATACTACCGGTGCGGCAGGTATTAATCTAACCTATAATTCCGGTACTGGCGTACTCTCCGGTGAATTGGTAAATAGTAGTATTACCATTAATGATCAAGCCGTATCTCTTGGCGGATCAACCACAGTAACCGCAAATACAACTAACGCATTAACACTTGGAAATGGTTTAACGGGTACCTCGTTTAATGGCAGTACGGCAGTAACAACAGCGGTTGATACGGGTTCTGCGCATTTTACTGCCGGTGTTAAGGCCAAGTTAAATACCGATAGCGTAGTTAGTAGTTCTGCACAAATTACCACCGTACTAAATTCTGCAGATGTTCATAGTGGTTCATATCTTGGTTCGGCAACAACAACGAATCTTCCAGAAGGAACACAACTTTACTACTTAGATTCACGAGTAAAAGACAAACTTAATACAGAAAATGTTATTAGTAGTTCTGGTCAAGTAGACGTTCGTCAAACGACGGGTATTGCTACTATCGCAACCACGGGGTCTAACACCTTTACGGGTGTACAAACGATCAGTAATACCACAAATAGTACTAGTTTTATTGATGGTGCATTAATTGTACAAGGTGGTGTTGGAATTGCAAAAGATGTGAATATTTCTGGTAGTTTGACCGTTACTGGCTTACTTACCGCAGTATCAACCTCTGTTCAATATATCACATCTTCGCAACTAAATGTTTCCGATAATAAGATTATTGTTAATACAAATGATCTACTACGGTTTGGTGGATTATCAATCATTGACTCGGGATCATCTTCACCAACAACTGCATCTATTCTATGGGATAGTTTAGCACATCACTTTATCTATGAAAATCTCAGTGGCTCGGATTATAATAGTGCAATTATTATTGCTGGTCCGAAGAATACTGGCGCGTTGGGCAGTGAAGTTGGACTAATATCAGGACGTATTCCTGTTGCAACTGGCGATGATCATATTGATACAAATGCCGCATCTAGTTCTATTTACATTGACTTTGCCACTAAGCAGACGTTCATTGAAGCAGGATTATATGTCACTGGGGGAATTACATCATCCGTAGGATTCTACGGCGATGGTAGTAATCTTAGCGGAGTAGTTAGTACATTAAGTATCACGGGATCACAAGGTGGTCAGAATACTGTCAATCTTAAAACGCAGGGACTAACTGTTGCTGGCACCAATGGTGTAGAAGCAACCGTCAGTGGTCAAACTATAACAATCAGTGGTAGTAATGCAACCACATCAGCAAAAGGTGTTGCATCATTCAACAGTACAAACTTCAGTGTCGTTGGCGGTAACGTTACATCCAATAACATTACAATTAATGGAACTGGTGTAACACTTGGTGGAACACGTAATATTACTCTCCAAGAAGTTACATCACAAGGTTCAACTACAACTGATCAACTAACGTTTACGAATGGATTTACCGCAGCAACAATACTTCATACTGCAAGTCTTGCAACTGGAATTATTGGACCAGTAACAAATCAAGTTGTTGCAACCATTGCTACGGGAAGTTATGTGGCGGCACACTTCAATTACGTAATATCAGACGGCAGTAATCTTCGTACCGGAACAGTTATGTCTATATGGAACGGTGGTAGTATAGAATTCACCGATACGTCGACTAATGATATTGGAACTACTACGGGAGCAAACTTCGTGGTAGACACCAGTTTGAATAACGTCAGATTGAAATTCAGTGTTCCGTCCGGAACATGGACCGTTAAAACATCAATCCAGGCACTCTAAACAACTAGTTATATTTGTAAACTCCCTGGATATTGAAGGGGATGTAATTATCTAAAAATTTAAAACAGATAGATACATCCCCAAGTGTCCAGAGGAGTTTTTTCTCCACTGGACACTTTTACGTTTATAACATGGCTAATGAATTCGTTGCACGCAAAGGACTAATAGTATCAGGAAGCACACAACTTACCGGTTCGTTGACTGCTACCGGTACAATAAACGCTTCTGGGTTTAGTGGATCGTTATTTGGAACTGCATCAATTACAAATAAAGTAACGGGCGGTACTGAAAATTATATTCCTCTTTGGACGGGCGCATCAACGCTCTCATCCAGTTTATTATTTCAAACCGGCTCAAGTTTATTACTAGGAGCAACTACACAACACACTCCCGAAGCACCCGATAGATTCGGTGTATTTGCAGGAGTTACCGATTCTTACAATGCAGTCTCGGTACACGGCACCACCGACAACTATTTCCAAATAAATGTTAAGAACTTCAGTACGGGTCCAAGTGCATCTTCTGACATCGTTGCCACCACGGATTCTGGCACGGAATTATTTGGTTATATTAACATGGGTATTAATGGGACGGGATATGCCGGCAGCGGCGATTCTATTGGTGGAGCAGACGATGCCTATTTGTATATGGCAGGAGATGGTGATTTACTAATTGGAAATACCTCGGTTGACCGCAGAATTATATTATTCAGTGGCGCAGGTAGCGCAATCAGTAATGCGCGTGTATTCATTGACACACAAGGATTTGTGGGCATTAATACATCTACCCCCGCATCAGGCGCACCAGAAGCACTTGCCGTACAAGCAATTCCAGAATCATTTAATGTAATTAATGCACGGGCTAGTACGAACTCATATGCACAAATTAATTTAAAAAATGATTCTAACGGCACAGATGCATCCTCTGACATCGTGGCAACTGCCGACAATGGAACGGAAACAGCCAATTATATTAACATGGGTATTAACAGTAGTCAATTTACTGGATTAATTGGCGGTCCCAATGATGCATATTTGTATTCCACCGGCAGTATGTTGCATATCGGAAATGCAACACCCGATAATCATATTATGTTCTTTGCTGGTGGTAGTGATGTAGAATTATCTAGAAAATTAACTCTTGAAGCAAATAATAATCATACCTTAACAGGATCATTAAATATTTCTGGTAGTATAGCAACACTGCCTAACATAATTAATAACTTAACCGCATCGTTTGCAATGACGGCAAGTTATGTTTCTGGAGCAGCAAGTACGTGGGATGCATTAACTAATAAACCAAGTGGATTAGTTTCTTCGTCTACCCAAATTAACACTGGTTCATTTAGTGGATCATTTACTGGTACTTTACTTGGCACCGGAAGTTGGGCTAATAATGCAATCACCGCAAGTTATGCTTTAAATGCAGCATCAACACCTATATTCCCATTCACGGGGAGTGCAATTATAACAGGATCACTTACCGTAACTGGTTCCGTTGCGGTTAGAAATGGTGACGTTCTCATCAATAATACGGTAACCAATCCCTCATTAAAGTTTGCTGATGGTGTTGCATTTATACACTACGCTCCTAGTACTCAAGATTTTAAAATTGGAACCACAGTTGCATCTACTATAACCTTCTATGTTAACCAAGGTAGTGCGTGGTACATAGATGGAACCCGTGCGTTCCTACCCGATGCAAATAACACCGTGGATATTGGATCGTCTAGTAACAGGGTTAAAACCATATGGACTACCAACATTAGTTCTTCCAATCCAATTGCAAGTTCGTCATTTGCAACAACCGCAAGCGCAGCAACATCAATTACCTTTACACCGGCGTCCGCATCATTTGCAACCACAGCAAGTTTTGCAACATCGGCATCCTATGCACCAAATACTACATTCCCATATGTTGGTGCAGCAGTTATTACTGGCTCGTTAACAGTAACCGGCAGTAATGGAATCAATGTAACCGGTCCTGTAACTATTGCGGGTGGATTACAAGCAACCACCAAGAGTTTCAAAATTGACCATCAAGTATTGTTGGGCAAGAAACTTATTTACGGTGTATTGGAAGGAAAAGAACATGGTGTATATGTTCGGGGTAAACTAACTAATGCAAATGTTATTACACTACCGGAAGAATGGGAATGGTTGGTTGATGCAGATAGTATTACGGTACAACTAACGCCAATCGGAAAACATCAAAAACTATACATAAAATCTATTGAAAATAATTCAGTGACAATCAATACGAGTAATTTATTAGATACGTCAATCAATTGTTTCTACTATGTACAAGCAACTCGTAAAGACGTTGCTCCATTAATAACGGTGGAGTAATATGCCAGTATCCGCAAGTATGGCATCTGCCAATGTATTTATTGATGATTTTAATAGAGCAGACGGTGTGTTAGGAAGTAATTATGATACGGTAACAGGTACATCGCTACGAGTATTTAGTCAACAGGTATATGGTGGCAATAGTGAACCAAGTGCAAATGCAGTAAAACCTTCGGTGGCAACCTTCTCTCCCAACCACGAATCACAAATAACATATACAGCCATACAAACCTCCGATTTAGCCGGTCCCGCAGTTCGTCTTGACCCCGTAACTAAAACGGGGTATGTCTTACATATTGACGGGCTAACATTTGGTGGTCGCACATTATCAAAATTGTCAGGAAGTACAATAACTTCACTTGGCGGACCAAACTTGGGGGGAGTGACGGGAGATACTTTCAAATTATCAGTGTCAGGAAGTAGATTGTCTGTATATCAAAATGGAAGATTGGTGGATAGTAGAACAGATACCACATATCCCACGGGTCAACCCGGAATGTATTATAACTGGACTAATATACGCGGTACCCGAATGGATAACTTTATTGCAGCAGATATACCCACCACGAATGCAAAATCATTATGTATTGTTTCACAAACTCCTGTTGGAAAACTTATCGTAGGAAGTCAATAATATGTCTACATCATATAGTCCCAAAATAGTCACCGATGGATTGGTCCTTGCATTAGATGCGGCAAATCGTAAATCTTATGCGGGTAGTGGTGCAACATGGAATGATTTAAGTGGAAATAATAGTAGTGGAACCTTGGAAAATAGTCCAACATTTGATAGTGGAAACGGAGGAAGTATTGTATTTGATGGCTCAAATGATAATGTAAATTGTGGAAATTCGTCCACGTTAAATTTAACAACCGCATTAACTATTAATGCGTGGATTAATCCAGTTGGGTTTGGTGGAAGTAATATTGGTAGAATTGTAAATAAATGGACAGTCTCGGGGGGAGCTGGATTTGCTTTACTACTTGATAATGCAGGTCCTATTGTAAATGGAGTTACATATTTAGTAAATGGAAATCAACCAACGGACCAATTACAAATATCAAATATAATATCACTAAATACTTGGACAAATTTAACATTGACTCACACATCAACGACGGCAATTTTATATAAAAATGGTAGTATAGTAACGTCAGACGCGGTCCCACAACCTATTTCTTTTTTAAGTGAAAATTTTAATATAGGAAACCGCGCAGATTTTACCAGAGCATTTAATGGAAAAATTGCAAATGTTCAAATATACAATAAAGCACTTTCTTCCAACGAAGTTCTTCAAAATTTTAACGCCACTCGTAACCGATTTGGAATATAATATATGGCATTTATTCATTCTCCAAAAATAGTCACCGATGGATTAGTATTATATTTAGATGCGGCAAATCGGCGGTCATATGGTGGTTCTGGTGCAACGTGGAGTGATTTGAGCGGAAATAATTTTAACTGTACCTTGGTAAATACTCCCTCCTTTAGTGCAGCAAATAACGGAACTATTGTATTTGATGGAACAAATAATTATGCAGAAATTGCAGATTCTGCTACGTTAAGAGGAAGTAAAACTACCGTACTGTTGTGGTTTAAAAGAAACGGGGTGGGTACCAACCAAGGTGGCTCAATATCATCTATTCTTTTTGGAAAAGCAGATGTGATTGGTTCGTTTAACGGATATGTATTTGGGCTTACTGGTGGGACCACGGTGTTTGTTACCGCAAAAGGTAGTTCAAATTCCGCATCGGCAGTTGGTAATTTAGTAGCAGATAATACATGGCACCATGCAGTATTAACAGTTGATATCGGTGCTAGTAGTGCTGATGTAAAAATATATCAAAACGGAGTATTTACTGCCTCGGCAACAGTGCCCTCTACAATTACAATAAGTTCGCAACCAATACGACTGATTGATTCATTGGATACTTTTTGGGGAATAATTGCTGCTTCTATGGCAAATGTTTCCATGTATAACAGAATTCTATCTCCCAACGAAATCCTTCAAAACTTTAACGCCACTCGCGGCAGATTTGGGGTATAAATCATGCATACTTACGAACATAGACAATTTGTAATATTTGATGTATCAGAAATACCATTAATAGATTTTACACAAGTATTAGAAACATCAGCAGATACATTACGAAAATCTGTTGATAATACAAAAACATTTGTAAAATGGGATGATACTGTGCCAAGTTGTGTGGAAAATCTAACAACAAAAAGTATCTATTATACCTATGAAGAAATGCTAAGTATATTAGAAACATCGGAATGGGTATCCCCTGAACCCGAGATAATATAATGAGTGTTAGTGGTGGCCCAAATTTATCAGAGGATGGATTGGTATTATTATTAGATGCGGCAAACATTAAATCATATCCAACAACAGGAACCGCGTGGACTGATTTAAGTGGAAATAATATAATAGGGGCATTAACAAACGGACCTACCTTTAGCGGAGACAGGGCTGGTACTATTGTGTTTGATGGCACAGATGATTTTATATTAACAAATTACACACCTACGGTTGGTACTGGAAATTTAACATATGTGTGTTGGTTTAAAACTTCCGTTTCACAAACAACTGGATTGATTGGATTCCGAGCAGCGTCACCTAGCTTTATACAATCTGTACTAGTTATGAGTGCTACTAATCTATATATGAGTTCGTTTGATGGAGTCACTAATAGAGAAGTAGCAACAACCAGTGCGTGGACAGACGGTCGTTGGCATTGTGCGGTTATGGTGCATACTAGCACATCTGATACGGTATATGTTGACGGAGTTTACCAAACACAAATCACTAGTGCGGCACAGAACATTACTAACATACAACCATTGTTAATTGGGGGACTGGCCAATAGTAATCAATTGTTAAGTGGCTGGGGGTTCAACGGCTCTATAGCAATTGCACAAGTTTATAATAAATCGTTATCCGCAACCGAAATCCTTCAAAACTTTAACGCACAACGCTCAAGATTCGGGGTATAATTTATATGGCAGAATGTTTAATATTTAATCAAGATAATACTCACGAAGATATACTCATTAGTGAACGTGATTGTTATAAACAAGGTGATGTAATTGTAATGATGCCCGACAATCATCCGTGGGGAACTCAAGAACATCCAAATACCGCAACCAATCCAAAATTTTGGTTAGTTAAATTATTAAATGTTGATGCAGAAACCGTATTATATTTAACATCTCAATACACCCAACCAAAACAGGACATGGAAGGAACCGAAATATTACTACAACGATTATGGAAGTTTGATATAACACAGTTATCAATTGAACAGTTAAGTGAATTAACTACAACAGGGCAACTCACATTAGATTGGAATATAGTAGAACCTATGTTTATAAACAAAATAACAGGTACTAACTAATGGCAACAACAGTTGTACATACGATTAAAGCAAGTGGTGGTGATTATACATCATTATCTGCGTGGGAAGCTGCACAACAACGAGACTTGGTAGCTCTTGACGAGATTGAAGTTGCCGAATGTTATCCGTTTATAGATACAACTGCCGTAACAGTATCGGGATGGACAACGGGTGTAAATAATTATATTATTATTCGTGCCCATTCGTCGGCAAAAGCAACAATTCCCATGACAACCGATGGTTCTCGGTATTTATTACGAGTTACTACTGGTGGTGTTTCTGGATTACGAACGAGTGCGGTTCAAAACATACAAGTATATGATATTCAGGTAGAAATGACTTCTGATCAACCAAACACATCTAATTTTTTCCCAACAAGTAATACTACGTTTAGAAACTGTGTAGCAAGGTCTGGTCTTATTAATAATGCCGGGGCATGTTGGTTTTTTCAAGGAGGAGGAAACATAAGATTACAGAATTGTGTTGGAATAATGATAAATGGGGGTAATATTGCCGCAAGTATTATAACCGGTGTGTATAGACACGATAATGCAAATGTTCAATACGATAATTGTGTAGCAATTTTTGGGGGAGGAAAAAAAGGATGGCAATTTTCTAGTAATAGTACAAACGGAATAATACTTAGAAATTGTATATCGTTAAATATACATAATGTTGCTGGCAAAGCATACGAGATATCCGGTGGGTCAGCACCTAATGGGGGACTTGATTTAGTAAAAAGTACAAATAATATATCAACCGATGGTACCGCATTTGGAACAAATGCAATAACAAACCAAACAGTAATTTTTGCTAACAGTTCTATTGGAGATTATCATTTAGATTGGATGGACCCTGTGGCACAAAAAAGTGGAGTAGATTTAAGTGCATCCGATACAGGTTCTTTTAGTGATGATTTTGATGGAAATACACGAACGGCTCCGTGGTATGCGGGGCCATTAAGAGTATCAAACTCACCAAATGGAATACAACTTGGAAATATTGGTAATTCCAATATTCAATTAAGTTCAACGGGTACATCTCCTATCACTATAAGATGAACGGGTTTACTGATTACATGATATGTATATACATGACTTACATGAGGACTACTAGTGCCAAATAATATTCTAATAACACCTGGAAGTGCGTCCATACAATTTAGTGGGTCTGCCGCAAATACTATCCGACTGCAAGTAGAAGCGTCGGGAAGTATTGCGTTTTATGGTAATTCTGGGTCGTTGTTTGGTATAACAGACCAACTATCCGGTTCACTCATGAGTGTAAATGATATTTCAGGATTACCCATTCTTGAAGTATTTAGTGATGATAGAATCGTCATGGGAAGTTTTAATAAAAATACATTGGTAGTTACCGGAAGCCGAGTTGGTATAGATAAAGCAAATCCTACGGCAGACTTAGATATTAGTGGTAGTGTGTTCATTACAGGGTCGTTACGAATGAGTTCTGGCGGTATTACAGGGTCGTTGTTAGGTACGAGTAGTGTGGCAACTACATCGTCTTATGTATTACCCACTGGGTTACCAACCGGCACAGTGAGTAGCTCGGTTCAAATTAATACAGGCTCGTTTAGTGGGTCATTCACTGGAACTTTAATTGGAACGTCTAGTTGGGCATCTAACGCAATAAGCAGTTCTTTTGCAACAACTGCTAGTGCAGCAACCTCCATAACATTTACACCATCAACCGCATCATTTGCAACTACCTCCTCCGCAGCAACCTCCATAACATTTATTCCCGCAACTGCATCATTTGCAACAAGTGCAAGTTTTGCATTATCCGCTTCATATGCTCCAAGTGCCGGTAGTGGTATAACCTCACTAACCGCAGGAGATGGATTAACCGGTGGTACGATTACTGCTACGGGAACCATAACGCTTGATACAGGTTCGGCACACTTTATTACGGGGTCAGTCTCCGTATTAAATGTTAAATCGGTAATTAGTAGTTCTACACAAGTTGATTATACTGGTATACAAAATAAACCTACTACAATAGCAACTGCATCATTTGTAGAGTTTACTAATATTGCAAATAAACCTACGCTGGTATCAAGTTCTCAACAAATTAATACTGGAAGTTTTAGTGGCAGTATTACGTCCGCATCATATGCAACCTCTGCGAGTTATGCTCCCCCTACGTTTATAGATAATTTAGTAACGGTAGGATTGGTTGGAAGTGATACCAATTATAATTCAATTAAAGCAGCAGTAGATAGTATTGTTGATGCATCTGTTGCAAACACGTATACGGTACGAGTATATCCGGGCGTGTACATAGAAGATACGATTACTCTTAAACCATATATTGCGATTAAGGGCGATTCGTCCATCTCCACGATAGTTTCTGCATCCAATCCAAGTGCTAGTATATTTGTTATGGCTGACCAAACAATGGTTATTGACATGCAAATACAAGGGTCTACTGCACCAAACGTTTCTGCCGTTGTATATTCGTCGCCAACAACACCACAAACCAATGCAATTGCATATGTAGAAAATGTACGATTTGGAACAAACTATACAAACGCCAAAGTTATTGGAAGTGGAAGTGGTGGCAATTGTATCTTACAATGTTCTAATGTTAAATACGGTGGATTTACCGAAGGAAACAAGTCGTTTGATGTTGGATTTTATGTTACGTCTGGTTCTGACGGTGGTATTGGACGAATGCAACTTCGTAACGTTACCTCAACAAATGGCGGTGTTGCCGGAACAGACGATAATCAAATATTTGCACTTGCCGATGCACCCGGATGTACGTTCATTGTTAACGGGTGTTTGTTAACGCGGTCTACGGGAACGGCAAGAGGAACTGGATTTAAAGTATATAACGGTGGACAACTTCGTTTAACCGGCGTTAATTTTCAACGGTGGATAAAAGGTATTTGGGCACCACAAACTGGGTCTGCTCCAAATATTGACGCAATTGCATTAAACTTTGAAAATTGTACAACTGACGTAGACATTCAACATACGGGGTCATTAGGAAAAGTATCTGGAACTGATACATTCTTAAAAACTCTTATTGCAAAAGATGCTCCACTTTATGAAGTAAACCAAGACCCACGAAGAATTTCTGTTGCAAAAAAGGGTGGAGATTTTACGTCTATTAGTGCATCGGTGGCATATATCACAGATTCCGCAGAAAATAACCGATATGTTATTGACGTAGGACCGGGACAATTCACAGAAAAGCAAATAGATTTACGTGGAAAACCATATATTGCTATTCTTGGGTCGGATATTCAAACAACAGTTATTATTCCATCTGGGAGTGGAACATTTGACCAACTTATTCTTGGACCTACGAACGAAGTTTCATTTTTAACATTAAAAGGTAATAACGTTGCTGGATATTCTGCTGTATCCGCACCAGACGTAGGACAAACTGTTGGTAGTGACTTTGCACAAATACATAAAATTTCCATATACGATTATGACTATGGAATTAAAGTATGTGCAGATACTGCTAATTCAACTTTCTATGGAGAATACGTAGATATTAACGGGTCGTTTAGTTACGGCGTATATGTTTCGTCTAGTAACAACTTTACTTCATTGGCTAACGTAGAAAATTATTACTTATTCCCATCCAATAGTTCTGGTATAGGTAACTACGCAGTGGGACCAAGTTCCAGTGTAAGTTTGTATACAGGATTATTTAAAGGAGATAATACCGCAGGATCTACTGCAATTAAAATAGAACAAGGTGCATCGTTAGAAGCAGCAGGATTGGATATGCAGAGGTGGGATTATGGCGTAAGAGTTCCTGCTGCATCTCCTGCGCCTGACTTTAGAATTGTTGGTAGTATGATTCATGAATCAAATGTATATGACTTTGATGTATTGAATAGTTCCACAAGAGGTCGTTTTCAAGGCGTTTCTAACCACTCAAAAATTAATAATAATAGTCCCGATTTCTATTGGAATTTCTTAGACGATGTTGATGGTGAGAATAACGTAACACGTAAGTTGTCCGTAACGTTTGCAGACGGTACTCATACTGATGCAACTACTCTTATTTTTAAGGGTTCTCCTATGGGAGTTATGGAAGGTGGCGTTATTACTACTGGAAGTGGATTTAATATTACCGTTGCGTCTGGGTTCGGATATGTACAAGATGCGATTGATGCTACCGTATACAAAAGAATAGATTGGGTAAATGGCAATCTTACATTAACCGCAAATTCCAATAATTACATTTATTTAACCTCCGCAGAAGTATTAACTGCCGCAGGTTCTATTCCAAATAATGAAACTAACATTATTTTGGGCAGAGTGGTAACAAATAATACAACCATAGAACTGATTGACCAAACGCCATATAATGGCGAACATATGTCCAACAAACTCTCTACGTTTAATAGAGAAGCATTGGGACCAGTATATGCAGCGGGGTCTACAGTTACAGAAGATGTCACACCATTTAAATTAGATGTAACAGCAGGAACATACTTTTTCTCAGAAAATAAGTTTACTCCTTCTGGCACATCATCTATAAATCTTACTCAATATTACCCAAGTGCATCAACATGGGCACGATATACCTCGTCTATTGTTCCAAACAATCTGTATGCTTCCGCAAGTGTATTAGCTCCATTATCCGCATCTGCATACACCAAACATACGTTATATGGTGTAGGTGAAGGAATAGACGAAAAATATTTCCTTGTTATTAACTCTAATGAATATTCAAGTTTAGTCGCCGCAGAAAATGCAAACTTACCAAGCATTCCAAGTTATTTCAATGATGGTGTTGTTGCGTTGGCGGCAATTTACGTACAGTCTGGTTCTGCTAATATTACACAAATACAAGATATCCGTCCAGTTATTGGATTTAGAGCAGCAGGTGTAAATGCTTCCTCTGTTCACGGAAATTTGTTAGGATTAAGTGCCGACGACCATACACAATATTTGTTGGTGAATGGTACACGAGCTATGAGTGGTGACTTATCATTGGGTGGTAGTAATATCACAAACGTTGGAACAATGTTTGGAACCGCAAGTTGGGCAAATAATGCAACTACGGCAAGTGCTGCAAACTCCATTACATTCATACCAGCGACCGCATCCTTCGCCACCACGGCGGCAACCGCATCATATTTTACGGGATCAATATCATTTCCTGCAGGATTAATTGTTACGGGATCAATACTTGCAACAACAGTATCAGCCTCATTATTCATTGGACCATTAACGGGAACTGCATCAAATGCAGTTAGCTCATCATATGTAATTCCTTCTGGTTTACCTGCGGGAACGGTGTCATCATCCAGACAAATTAACACAGGATCGTTTACTGGTTCATTCATCGGAGTATTCACAGGTTCAGTGTTCGGAACCTCCTCCGTTGCAACTTCCGCGTCATTTGCAACAACTGCGGCAACGGCATCGTCTTTTACTGGATATATTAATTTTCCAAATGGATTAGATGTTACGGGGTCATTGTTTGTTACAGGAAGTGGATTAATTGTATCGGGTACTACAAACTTAGTTGGAGATGTTACTGCGTCACGATTATTGGCACCATCAATTACCGGAAGTTTATTTGGAACGTCTAGTTGGGCAAGTAATGCAATATCATCCTCGTATATAAATCCAACAGGGTTACCCCTTGGAATCGTATCATCGTCCGTCCAAATCAATACTGGGTCGTTTACGGGGTCATTTACGGGTGAGTTTATTGGAACGTCTAGTTTTACTATATCTGCTTCATACGCCCCAACTATACTTCCAACCGGATTGGTATCATCTTCAACACAAATTAATTATAACTCAATACAAAATCAACCAACCACTATTCCTACTGCTTCGTATGTATTAAACGCAGTTAGTGCATCTTTTTCCACAACATCAAGTGCTGCGGATTCTATTACCTTTACACCGGCTACTGCAAGTTTTGCAATATCTGCATCTTATGCCCCAAGTGCCCCCGGCGGAGGTATAACCTCACTCATCGCAGGAGATGGATTAACTGGTGGTACGATAACGTCCACGGGCACAATTACACTTGATACGGGGTCGGTGCATTTCTTGGATGGTGTGAAGAAAGAATTAAATACAGAAGGAGTAGTTAGTAGTTCTGCACAAGTATCGTATACTGGACTAAGTAATATTCCATCGGGGATTGTTAGTAGTTCATCTCAAATTAATACGGGTTCGTTCACAGGTTCATTTACTGGAATATTTACGGGGTCGTTATTTGGAACATCTAGTTGGGCAAATAACGCAATTAGTAGTTCGTTTGCCACAACATCAAGTTTTGCAGTGTCTGCATCATACGCACCAAGCGTAGGTGGTTCTGGTTTAACTACAAAAGTTGGAAATGTTGCGAATACTTCGTTCACCGGTAATCCTAAAAAAATTACCGTAACCTTTGGAACCGCATTTCCAAATACCAATTACGCAGTCGTCGTAACAGGTGAAGATGCGCGGTCATTTACTATTGAAAGTAAGGTGGCAGGTAGTTTTATCATCAACGCAAATAGTAATACCGGATTAGCAGGAACAACGTATTGGATTGCCACCGCATATGGTGAAACCTAATGAATATTACTTTTAATCCGAACTCCCCAATATATTTTTGGGGGCAAAGCCGAGGGATTATTATATTGGATGTATATTATTGATAACGGAGATACCGGTAATATTAACAATTATCCTCTTGTCACCCGTATCCGTAAAACATCTCCACCGTAATCCACCCCTCTATTTATAGAATGATACTCATTTAACGAGAAAACTGTTTATGGCAATATTTTACACCGATACCGGCAGTTTCAATAGATTAGAAGTCACGGGAAGCGCCATTGTTTCCGGTTCATTAATTGTCACGGGAAGTACCATACTATCGGGGTCATTGACAATATCTGGAAATGCCAATTTTGGACCGTCTGGATTAACGGGGTCTTTATTTGGAACCAGTAGTTGGGCTAACAACTTGACAACGTATGACGTTAATGAAATTCTTGCCGGAATTGAAGGGAATACGATAGTTCCCGCGGACATATCTACTGGGTACATAATTGTTAGTGGAGAAGTTTCCGCATCGTTAGTTTCCGCATCGGTAGTTTATGCGGCTACGTCTGTTATAGCAGATACAATATTTGTTGATTCGATGATAGTACAAAACAATATTGATATAACGAATGGTACAATTAATACTTCATTAAGTAATACACCCAATCCGCTCGGCGCCCGTGTGGTGGTGCAGGATGAAGGTAGCGGACAATTATATATTACTGCATCTATACTTCCAAAAGGCCTTATTTCTAGTAGTCAACAATTTACTTCGTTGACCGCACCGTTTACTGGTTCGTTTACGGGGTCGTTTACTGGAGCGTTAACACATTTCAGCCCGTCAACATTAAAACTTACCGTTGGAACAACTGCTCCTGCAAGTCCAGCCGTCAATGACTTGTGGGTGGATACTAATTAATAGGACACATATATGAGCTTACTTGCACAAAAAATTGGGGAGTTGGTAGATGAAGCAATGTTGACACCGGCAACACCAATACTGTTTAGAGATTATATAGAAGATGAATTATGGAAAATTATTGTTACCTACGAGGATACAGAAGTTCCACAATTCATTATTAGAGTAGTACGAAGAGATACCTTATAATATCGGAATTTATCTATGGCATTACGAACGAAAACAATTGAATATGCGTTTCCATTAAATACTGCATCAGTGGCATCTGCAACATTGCGAACATTTACCGCAATAACCGTGAATATTCCCGAAACAACCAGCAGAACATTTCGCAGTGTTATTGTTGATTTTTCTTCACAAGATGGTGGCGCTGCCGCAGCAAGTACAACCGCAATATTAACCAACGTGCAAATTGGCGCAGTTGCGGTTAGTGCAAATACCGTTACACAAACTATTACGAATAGTGGTGAAAATCAAAGTTTTCATTTTTTGCGCGACGCCACTGCATATTTTCAAACAAACTTCACAGGCACAAGTCAAACGGTCACTGTAGGTATAACAA